TCACAGCCGCATCAGGCTCACGCTGGTTTCCAGCTCTGCCCAGGTGCGGCCCTCCAGCTTTCGCCAGGTGGGGAAGTTGGCCTCCAGCTCCGACCAGGTCAGCCGCCAGAACTGGTAATGGACCTCCAAATGGACGGGCAGGATATCCTCAATGATGGAGCGCATATCCGCAAAGCCTGCCGGGATGCCGGGCACGCCGGGAAAGAACACCGTCACCACCCCCGCCCCCTCCTCCATCACCCGCGCAGGGAGGCCGCAGCCGGTGAGGGTGTCGTTGATGGCTTCCTGGGTGAAGCTGTCTCCGCCAATGCGCAGCAGAGCGGCCAGCGCCTCTCCCATGGCCCTGGGATCCTCCGCCACCGGCCGGCGAACAAAGAGACGAGCCATCCGTTCCAGTCCCCAGCTCTCCGCCGTGGCCAGACAGCTCTCCCGGCCCGCCTCCTCCAGTGTCTCCGCCGCCCTGTCCAGAGCCAGCCCCGCCGCCGCCAGTTCACCGCCGTTGAAGGGTGCCTCCAGGTCGTAGACGCCCAGGGGTCGCAGCAGTTCCTTCAGATACCGGACGCAGCTCATGTCAGCTCCTCCACCTTCAGGGTACCCAGCATGGGCAGCACATCAGCCTCCACCGCCACGTCGGCAGTGGGCAGGGCAATGACATAGTTGTCCACCCCGTCGCAGTGGTAGACCAGATCACCCAGCTCGGCCCGCAGCACCTTTCGACCCAAAAGGGCGCCGGTGAACCAGCCCCGAACGGCCTCCTCCACCCGGCCGGCCACCTCCGCGAAGGCGTACCCCGGCTTGGGTGCCACCCGAACCGTGAGATTCACCGTGGTGGTCTGGGGGGCACGAACCTGAACCTCCACCGCGATCTCCCGGCGCCGCTGGAAATAGGCGGTAAGCTCCTCCAGCAGCTCCCGGTCGGGCAGCCCCTCCTGGGTAGTCACGACCACATCCACCGTGCCCACGCCTCTGGGCCGGGGAATGACCACAGCCCCGGCCACCCGGTCGAAGGTCAGGGCCTGGGTCTGGTAAAAGGCGGCGTTGGCACCGTTGGGCAGCCGCAGGAAGGTGTCCAGCACCCGGGCCCGGAGAGTCTCGTCCTTTTCTTCGTCCTCACCCCCGGCACAGGGCTGGAGATTGGTGCAGCCCGCGATGCCCAGGGGAGCCACCGCCAGAGACAGGATGGTTCCCGCGGCCACATTGCCCCCTCTGCCCGGTACCACTGCCCGGACGGGCACATCCACGGTTCTCGCTCCGGCCGGAAGCTCTCTCTCCTCCGTAGTCTCAAAGCGCACCAGACCCGCCGTCATGCACACAGTGCCCACAGGGATCACGCGGGCAGTCTGGGCCGCTTCTCCAGCCTGAAAGCGCACCACGCCCCGGGCGGCCACAGCCTGCTTGCGGGCCAGACCACGAAGCTGGGCATGGCGATCCAGCCACTCCCCCTCCGCCGTCTGGGGAAAGGCCTGCCGGGACACCCAGTCCGTCTGCACCTGAAGGGCATATATCTGGGCCGCCAGAGCGTACAGCCGGACTGCCAGATCGCAGCCCTCCTTCAGTTCCATGCCCGTCCGCTCCCCAAAGCAGGCAAGCATCTCTTCATATATGGCGTCTACTGTTTTCAACACGGATCACCTCCATTTTTGTTGTGGGGTAAATTGGGGTTTGTTGAGATAATTGGGACGTGGGTAGGGGCGCTTCACGAAGCGCCCGCACGGGGACGCATTCCGGAGAAGGGCGCATTGTGATGCGCCCCTACGCACATACCGATAAATTGGGGTTTGTGGGGTAGATTTTGATTGGTAGGGCGGGGGCTTGCCCCCGCCGCCTGGAATGCGGTGCGTTATCGCGGGCGGCTACATGGGGCCGCCCCTACGACACCCCCGCAAACACCAATTTATACCTCCACTTCCGCGGTCAGCCGCTCCCCGTTCCACTCCAGATAAACGGTGATCTCCCCCCGCTGACCCAGATCCTTCCATTCCACCCCGGTCACCTTCACCTCAGTCTCCTCCTCCAGCGCCTCAGCCACATACTGGGACGCCAGGGCCTGCCGGACAGAGGGCCTCTCCCGCCACACCTGCCAGAGCCGGCTGCCCAGCCCAGGCAAAAAGGGCAGCCCGCCCCTCCGGGCGGTGAGGCGGAACATCACCCGCCCCAGCACCTCCTCCGCTCCGGACAGACGGCTCAGACCGCCCCCTCCGTCAGGAATATAGTCGCCGCTGTTCAGCTTCAGCTCCATATCAGACCTCCTGTTCCGCCAATTCACCGGCGGCAACCTGCCGGATGTACGCCTCCAGGGGCACTCCATTGACCCGGATCTCTCCCGTCAGCTCCAGAGCATCCTCCCCCAGAAAAACAGCGCTCTTCCCTCCGGACAGGCGCGCCTCCCCCGGCTTCAGTCCGTCCCCGTTCTGGAGCTTGCCCAGAATACAGGGGCTCTCCTTTTCCGCTCCGGCCTTGAGCACCAGCACCTGTTCCCCCATCCTGGGCCGCCAGACCCAGCCGCCGGGGCCGCAGATGGGAAGCCATCGGCGCTCCCCGCCCAAAACCACAGCGGCCGGGTCGCCGCCCAGGGTCACCAGGCCCAGCTCTGCCACGGCCTCCTCCACCGGCAGACGCCGGTTCCGTTCCCATGTCCACATTCCCTTCACCTCACAGCAAGATCTCCGGCCGCACCAGCTCCAGCCGGGTCCAATGTCCCTTTTCATCCATGCCCACCGCGGCGGCGGCCACCCGGAACAGACCGTTCCGTTCCCAGCCGCTGCGCTGGAGCCGCACCAGCTCTCCGGGCCAGGCGCAGAAGGGCTGGGCCACCTGAACCTCCAGCCGCTCCCACTCCGCCGCCGCCCGGTTCAGCTGATACTGTCCCGAATAGCGCATGGCCTTGTAGCTGCTTCGTCCGGGCATGGTGAGCACCCGCCGTGCCTGACCTCCGGCGGCGGCAAATTCCCGGTGCTCCACGGGCTGCACCGCGCCGCTGAACCGATCCCGCACCAGCACCTGGGACAGCACGCCGTACCGCTTGTCCCGGCATACCAGCTCTGTCACCGCCGTCCCATCCCCCAGCAGCTTCTCCTCCCCCTGGGGCCAGGGGGTGAGCATCAGCCGCCCCCACCGGTCGAACCGGGGGGACACTCCGCCGTGGTAGTGGGCAAAGTCCCGCACCACCGCCCATTCACTGCTCCCCGCAGCCACAGAAAACTGGGACACAGGGGGCAGTCCGGCCCCGGACGCCGTCCGGATGCCATAGGGGGTCACATGATCCCGAAGAATGTCGTCCAGGGTGGCCGTCTGATAGTCCTGTCCCAAAGCCTCGTTGTCCAGCAGCAGGGCGGCCATTCCCCGGCCGGAGATCTCCAGCACCCTGCCCGCCGCGGACAGGGAAAGCTCGCACTCGTCCACCACGCCGGTGAACACGGTCTCCCCCTGATACCGGGCGGTAAAGCCCACCCAATCCCTGGGTGAGGTGGGGTTGCCCTCCTCCCAGGGGCAGCGCAGCCAAAAGCTGTCGCAGGGCGTCCCGGCGGTGTACTCCATCCGCCAGGCAGTGGGCACGGGCAGGATCCACTCCTGTCCCACGGCGTCGGTCACATAGCCCCTCACCGTACCCGCACCTTCTCTCCCACCCGGATCAGATTGGGGTTCTTGATCTGAGGATTCAGGGCGATGAGCTCCGCCAGCTCCACCCCGTAGTCCCTGGCAATGGCCCACAGGCTGTCCCCCTGAACGACCAAGTGCCACACCGCCTGACCGCTCCCGGAGACAGCAGGAGCAGCCTGTTCCCCTGCCCCGGCAGCTTTCACCGCCAGCCCGGTGTACCAGCTGTCATCCTCCCAAAAGGCGAAGGAGTAGCGCACATAGTCGGGCCGGGGCTCCTGCTCCAGCCGCAGGGAAACGAAGTAGGCGTTGGCCGTCTGCCACAGGGGATGCACCAGCAGTCCGGGGCCGCCGTCATAAAAAACGTTGGCCAGCTGTCCAAACTGGGCGTAGGCGTCCGCCCCCACGAACTCCCCTTCCCCTTCCATGATGCGGTTAGTTCGCCCCAGATCCTGGAGGTGAAACAGCCCGAAGGGGGTCTTGTGAACCGCCATCTTCCGCTCATAATCGATGGAATAGACCCGTGGATTGTGGGGCCAGATGTAGTTCTTGTAACGCATGGGCGATAATGTCATGCTTCGATCCTCTCTTTCCATTTTGTTGACAAATCGAGGGTTGCAGGGGCAATTGAAATGCGGTAGGGGCGGCCTGTGGCCGCCCGCGGGCGCATGATATGCGCCCCTACAACGTCGGCCACTACGCAAATATCCGGTAGGGCGGGGGCTTGCCCCCGCCGCTTGGAGTGTGGTGCGTTATCGGCGGGCACGGAGGCCCGCCCCTACCACATCTCCACAAACCCCAATTTCACACTCAATACAGGAAAAACCCGCTGTCATACCTGCGTCCGTCCCGCTGAAAGGCCCGGTTCACCTGCCGGAGGGTCAGCCCCTCCGCCGGGGCGGCTCCCCGTTCACCGCCCCTTCTCCGGTCTTCCTGTCCGAACACTTCCTCCCAGGAGCCGGAGGTTCTCCCCCCTCCGCCCTCCTGTTCCGGGGCCGTCACGCTCCAAACCGCCCTGCGCTCCGCGGTCTCCACCGCCTCCATCAGGGGGAGCCGCACCAGCTCCTCCGCCTCGCCCCTCCAGGGGGCTTCCGCCGCCCCGGGGAGGGCTTCGTCCTCTCTTCGGGCCGCCTCTCCCCTCTGGGGCAAAACTCGTTCCGCCTCCCGGACGGCCTCCAGCAGAAAGTCAGTCTCCCGCAATTCGGCCAGATAGTCGATCATAGGCCGCCTCCCTTCAGCGCCTCAAACCGCGCCCGGTCAAAGGCTGCGCTGCTCCCGCCCTCTCCCCACCTTTGGCTGGGCTTCCCGCAGACGGGGCAGAGCTCCTCCTCCCCCCGGCTGCGGCAGTCGGGACACAGCCGTTCCAGCTCCTCCTCCCGGTCCAGCAGACCGTTCACCAGACACCAGAGATAGTCCCGGCCCTTCATCTCCCGCACCCGGGCCTCGGTGGGCAGGGCTTGAAACTGTCTCAGCACCCGCCACCGCAGCCGCTCACCGGGGCTGGCGCGGAGTTTTTTTTTAGCTTTTCCAGCTCCTCGCCGGACAGCTCCAATCCGGGGTCGCTCTCCCGGCGCAGTTCGGCCCACCGGACGGACAGGGCGGCGATCTCCTCCACCGTCAGCCCGGCCAGCACCGCCTCGCCGCCGGAAAAGACGGGACTGTGATCCTCCCCATGCTCCAGAGCACGGGCCAGCAGACAGGCGTTGGAGCACAGGGCCCGCTCCCGATCCTCCCGCACCAGCTCCGCCGCCTCCCGGCGGGCCTGAAGCACCTCCAGGGCGGACAGCAGCCGCAGCTCCATCCCATTGTCCAGACCGATCCTGTCACGCCCGGCCAAAATCGAACCGCCCACGGCTTACACCTCCATCTCAATGCGCCGGGAGGCCACCAGAGTGACCTTCTCCAGCACCATGCTGCCCAGGGTGGCATTCTCCTGAATGGCCCGCCACTGGCAGTCGGAATAGATGATCTTCCGATCGGGCTTGCAGATGACCAGAGAGAAGCCGGACAAATTGTAAAAGTCGATGCCGTCCCGGATGGCCTCGTCGGTGGCGTACAGCCGTGTCAGCTCCACCACATGGTCGGCCTTGCCGGGAATGGTGGCCACGGGCTCCGCCTCGCCAAAGGCCTCCACAGCGGTGCTGGTGCGGGTGGTCTTGGCGGAGTAGCTCTGCACCACCGCCACCCTGGTGCCGTCCACCTCCAGATAAATGTCACTGCTGGTGGGAAATGCTGTGATACTCATTGAAAACCTCCTTGTCCCATTTCGGCTCCCCCTTCACGGGGGAGCTGTCCGCGAAGCGGACTGAGGGGGTGTCCCCTGTGCTTACGCTTCTCACGCCTCGCCTGCTCACGACGCACGGCTTACACCGTAATGTGGGCACTGAGCCAGATCTGGTTCATGCCATGGGCCACGGTGAAGGCGAAGTCCACCAGACACCGGGTGGGATCCTCACTGTCCGCCGTCACCGACACATTCTCATAGCCGGCGATGATCTCCCGCACCCGCTTGTTCTCCAGCTCCAGCACCACCTGGGCCCGCACCGCGCCCCGGCTCTGTTCCGTGTTCTTGGCCCGGCGGAACCTGGCCCGCAGGGCATTGCGCAGGGTGGAGATCACGTCATCCACGATGCGGATGGTGGACAGCTCCCGCCAGGTGGCGTCCTCGCTGCCGCCGGTGGTGGTGCGGGTGGTGACCGCACGCACCACGCCCACGCTGCCGCCCACGCTTTCCAGGGGCGTAACGCCCCCCAGAATGAGCTGATCCAGCTCCCTGTCGCCGTAGTGGGCGGCCAGACCGTGGAGACCGCTCAGCTCCACGCCTCCCAGGGGGACGGCGGGATCCCGCTCCCCGGCGATGGCGCCCGCCACCGCGGCGGCCACGGTCAAGCCGGAGCAGCTTTTTCCCTCGCCATCCACGCCGCCGGGGGCCACCAGCACCACCCGCTCGTGGTTCAGGGCCTTGGCCCGGGCCACCAGGGCAGACACCCCCTCCTCCACGCCTCCGGCCACCACGGCGATGCGCTCCATCCGGGCCGCGGAGGCCTGGGCCACGCTGTCCCGCAGGGCCTGCTGAACGGACTGGCTCGTGCTGCCGCAGATGACCACGGCGATATTTTCCACCGCCGCCAGGGCGTCAAAGGCCGTCTGGCAGCCGCTCTCGTTGGCCACCGCCACAGCCGCCACGGCGGATGCGCCGTTTTTCAGGGCCAGGCGGATCAGCTCCGCCATGCCCTCCTCACCATCGTCGCCAAAGATCGTCACCGCCTGCTCATAGCGGGTGACCAGATGAACCATCCCCGCCTGGGCTTTGGTGTTCACCCCGGCCAGACCTACCACGCCGCCTGCGCTTCTTCCGCTGACCAGGGAGGACGCGTCGTAGGCGGAATACACGCCGGGACGCTGATGTACCGTCACACTCATTGCTGCAAACCTCCTCGCAATTCAAAGTCGGTGAAGAACACATCCTCCGTCCCCTCCACCGCCCGCAGGAAGGCCCGGCATACCGCCTGAACGCTGCGCTTCCGCAGCCGCGCCCCGGCGTCGTATTCCGTCTCCCCGCAGGAAAATTCCTGCACCGGCAGGCCCTGGGGCCCGCCCAGGGTCAGAGCCTGGGCCAGGGCGTCAAAGGCCCCCTGCAAATCTGCCCCATCCCCTCTGGCCGGAGCGTACAGATCCAGTCCGAATGTGAGGGTGACCCTTTGGCCGTACAGCTCCTCCCACATTCCCTTCTCCTGGTTGTACCGCTCCCCCAGGTAGTTCTGGAAGCCCCCCGGCTCCGCCCGGCATCCCCGCAGGGACACCACCGCCACCGGGCCTTCCAAAGCCTGCCGCTCCTCCGGGGGCCAGGCGGTCACGGCCGCCACCCCCTGCCCGGTCAAATACTCCGCCATCCGCTCCCGGACGGCGTCCATTCCCACGCTCATAGGCCCTCCTTCTCTCCGGGGCGCAGCACCGCCCACCAGTGGTGGACGGACTGCCCGCCCACAGGCTGGGCTGACTGAACCTCATAGGCCCGGCCCGCCCAGACCACCCGGCTCACCCCGGCGGTAAGGGAGGTACCGGGAGGGCCCAGGTAGAGGAACCGATCCTCCCGCCGCAGGCCCAGGGGGGAGGGAACCTCCTGTTCCCTCCCCTTGTCCAGCACAGGCTGGAGAAAGGCCCGCAGGCCCACACCCCGACCCTCTCCCTGGGGGTAGACGGTGACGGACTGACCATACCGCTCCAGAATGGCCTTCCATTCCCGATCCATCATCCCCTCACCCCCCGAAAGGCAAAGCCCGTCTCCCTCAGCCAGGGAGCCATCAGCCACTCCGCCTGGGCGGACAGGCCGCTCTCGCCGCCCCCGCCGGTGCGGATGGACAGGTCGCCCGCCGTGAAGGAGGTCACCTGTCCGCCCCTGGTTCTGTCCAGTCCCTCCATGGCCATCATGGCGGCGGCCAGCCGGAAGGCGCTGCCGCAGTCCTCCTCCGTGACCCCGGCCTTCAGCCTGCCCCGCAGGGCGGGAACCACCGCCTCCACCATGGGGGCCAGCAGGAGCTCCTGCTCCTCATCCGCCCCCATGGCCCGGCACAGGGCCAAGATCTCCCGGTTCATCTCAGACCTCCAGCACGCGGCTGGCCTCCTGGAACACCTTGGCAAAGCCGCCGATGGTGGTGATGGCGGCACGCTCCAGCTGGCGGTCGATGAGCTTGTCATACTCCACGCACACGTCGCTGCCCTCCACCATCTCCAGGGCGTAGCCCTTGTCCAGACCGATAAGGGTGCCCTCGGGCAGGGCGGAGCAGCGCAGCAGGGTAGCGCCCAGGGGGGTGGTCAGCTTTCCGGTGCCCTGGAAGTTCAGGCCGGTGAGGGGATTCTGGAACTCGGGCAGCTTGAGCAGCTTGAGCATCATATCGCCGGACACCAGCAGGGTGTTCATCTCGTAGGGGTCGAACTTGGCCCAGAAGTTCAGCAGATCATCATAGGTCAGATTGCCGGAACTGGCCACCTTCACCACCTCGGCGGCGTTGTTGTTGCCGTCGCCGTGGATGAGGACGTCCACAGCGTCCTCCAGATAGGCCCGGGCGATGTTGGCGCCGATCTGGCGCAGGGTGACGGAGAACAGATCCAGCTTCTGGTAGCGGACGGCCTCATAGCTGGCCACCAGCATACGGCCCCGCTTGCGCAGCTGGATCAGGTTGCTCTGCACCTTGATGGTGGTGCTGGGGATGGCCGCGCCCTCGTCCACCAGACGCAGCTGCTTGTCGTCGCCGCCGGACTCGGCGGTGATGGAGCGGTAATCCATGCCGTCGAAGCGGGTGACGGCGGCAGTGATCTGGGGCAGAATGTTGCCCTGCTCCATGCCCTGGCGCACGCAGCGGGAAATGTACTCGGGGAAGAGAACGGCGGACTCGGCGGTGCGGAAGAACTTCTCCACCACGTCGCTGCCCGCGCCCTTCACCTTGATGTCAAAGCGCTTGAGCTGACGCTGAAAGGCGTCCATACCCTCCAGACTGGTGCCCTTGTACTGCTCGCTGGGATCCATGGACTCCAGCACCTGGGCAAAGGTGCTGCCAGCCTGACGGTACATACCCTTGTCCAGCTTCAGATTGTCATAACGATAGGCCATGTGTACATCCTCCTTTTCTTTTACAGACAAATGACCGCGCCGGTGTCAGAGGCGCTGACCACCAGGGCGGCCACGCCGCCGGAAGTTACCTTCTTCACGCCGCCCTTGCCGTCGGCGGCCAGATTGACCCAGCCCAGGGTCAGGGTGCCGGTGGTGCTGACGGTGAGGAAACCCTTCACCTGAACGGCAGCCATGCCCTTGCGGGGCTGGAATGCCATGCCGCAGAAGGCGTCGCCGTCACTGCAGGGGCCCACGGTGCCGCTGCCGGTCACCTTCACCACCTGGCCGCCGCCGACGCCCTCCTCAGCGGCAAAGGTTGCCACCACCGCGCCAATGTCTTCAAAGGAAATCTTGCTCATACCATTACCTCCTTAAATTTATCAGAGTAGGGCGGGGGCTTGCCCCCTCCGCTCTCCTCAGATCAAAAACGCCTCATCCCAGCTATGTCGTAGGGGCGGGCCTCCGCGCCCGCCCGCCAACACCGCACTCCCTCCCGTAGGGCCCGATGCCCTCATTGGGCCGCCCGAACCAGGAACGCAGCGGGCGCATCGTGATGCGCCCCTACGCAATGAACGGCAATCCCGTAGGGGCGGCCTTTGGCCGCCCGCCATTCTGCATCAGATCAAAAACGCCCCGTCCCGCTCATCCCGGGCGGCCCGCTTCTCTCCATACTCCAGCTGGGGCTTCAGGGGATACCGCTCCCCGGCCCGGCGGCCCCAGGCCTCCTTCATGTCCAGCAGCTCCTTCCGTGAGGCTTTGTCCGCCATGCCCTTCAGGGTCTCTCCCTCCAGGCCCAGACCGGCCAGCAGGCCCAGACGAACCACCTCGCCCTTCAGCTCCTCCAGACAGGCCCGGCCCAGGGCGGCCTCCTCCTCCAGCCGCTCCAGCTCTTTGGCGCAGCCGGGATGCTCCAGGGCCAGCGCCTTCAGCGTAGCGCAGCCCCGGCCCGCGCCCTTCACCACCCCGGCGGCGGGCTGGGCAGGCACCGCCACAAAGGAAAACTCATAGGCGTCGCTGGCCCCCTCCAGACTGGCGTAGCACAGCTTGCCCTCGTACTCCCTGCCCTTCTCGTGGCCGCAGGCCTCCCTGTGGAAGTCGGCTCCGCAGATGGAGCAGTTGGCCCGCTCCACGGCGCAGCCCACGCTGACCTCCTTCTTGATGCCCCCTTCGATCTCCGCGATGAGGTCGCGGGTGCTGTCGGTGCGCACCATGTAGGCATAGCCCTTCAGCCAGCAGTAGCCGTCCCCGGCTCTGGTGATCCTGTTGGGTTCCCGCACCACCTCCGTCTTGTAAATACGGGCGGCCTGTCCCCTGGCCGACCACTGGTGGTCAAAGATGCCGCTCTTGCCCAGAAACAGTCCGGCCAGCTCCTCCAGGGTCTGGGGTGCGAACCGCTCCCCGTCCCGATCCACCTCGTTGTCGCACAGGCGCACCGAGAAGGTGTACACCTCCTCCGCCCCCAGCTCCTTCCGGGCCAGGGCGTTGATGAGGGCCATATCCTCCCCGCTCACCGCGATCTCCTGTCCCCCCAGGGACTCCTTCACGATTTTCATACGCTCTCCTCCTTCAATGCCTCCGCCTGGGCCCGGTAGAGCTCCGCTCTGGCCTCCTCCACCAGATCCTGGAGGTTGATGACGTCCCATTCCATCTCCACCCGGTCGTCATAACCGTGGAGCCGCAGCCACAGCTCAGCCACCCGGCACAGCACCGGCTCCACACTGCGGCGGATGGCGGCGATCTCGCTGGTGAGCAGATCGGCCTGTTGGGCGCTCATCCGCTCGGTGGAGGACCAGGACAACCCCAGCATGAAGGGAGGGATGCCCGTCCTGGCCACCAGCTGCTCCAAAATCTGCCGCACGGGCACCTGACTGTCCAGCACGGGGCTGTCAGCGCCGATGACCTTGATGTCCACGTCGCCCACCGCCACAAAATCCCGGACAGCACCGCCCCGACCCGCCTCCATGGCCGCCGACCACTCCTGGGCGATCTGACTGCACCGCTCCTGGGCAAAGGCTCCCTCGCCCTCCCCGGGCTTACACACCACGGCGAAGCGCAGGTTGCCCGCCCGCTCCCAGTTCTGGCCGGTGGCCTGGTAGATCTTCAGCAGGATCCCCGCCAAAAAGGGCATGGAGCGCAGCAGGGATACCCCGCAGGGGTGATCCCCCGTGGGCTGAAAGGGAGTGAACAGCAGCAGCTCCTGCCAGGGCAGCTCCTCCGGCTCTCCCACCTTTCTGCGGCACAGACGGAAGTCCAGAGGGCTGTCTCCCTCCTTCACCTCCACCTGCTCCGGGTCGGCGCACAGCAGGGCGGCCACCTCCCGGCCGTCCCCGGTGAGGACGATCTCCCCCAGACCGTGTCCGCAGGTGAACAGGTCGTCCAAATACCGATCCAAAAAGGACTGCACGCCCCGCTGGCCCCAGCCGGTGTCCACCGTTTTCCAGAACCGCTCCAGCCCCTCCTGGGCCCTGGGACTGACGCACCGGGGCGTCACACCGCCGCACAGCCGCACCAGCTTCCAGATGGCCGCGTCCAGCAGAGGCACCCCCTCCCGGATAGTCCGGTACAGGGCCACCTCATTGCCCCCCAGGGGTGCGTACTGTTCCAGCGCCCCAAAGGGGTGGCAGTTTCCCTGCCGCACCTGGACCATCGGTGCGGGAACCTCCCTTCGTTTTCGTTCCAACCACTTCATCTTGTCCCCTCCATCCATGATTTCGTAGGGGCGGCCCCATGTGGCCGCCCGCTTTGCCGCATCATATTCCCACCGGGTACTCCCAGCGGCACGGTCTTTGCGCCAACGACGTAGGGCGCGAGAAGGTGAATTGACCAACGGTCAAGAGAGGCTGGCCTGGGCCACGACCCGGCGCGCCGTTTCACACGCCCTCGCCATACCTCTCCCTACCCCGTAGGGCGGGGGCTTGCCCCCGCCGCATCGCTTCCCCACCTCGTAGGGGCGGCCCCATGTGGCCGCCCGCCATTCTGCATTCTGCATTCTGCATTTCAAAACCCTCTCCGCTCCACGCTCCCGGCAAAAAATCCGCTCTGCACCTTCCCCGCCACCGTGGCGGCAAAGTACCGGATCTCGTCCATGGCGTGGTCGTGTGCTCCCCACCCGGCTCACGCCGGGCGGGGCCCCCGCTCCTTTAAAATCCTCGGGCGAAATGAATTCGCCCTGCGGAAATTCTCCGGGCCGCCGGCCCTCCGAATTTACGGCGCTTACCGCGCCGCCCCATCTGCGATGGGGCCCCAGAACACGCCCCCGCCATGGAACCGGCGTTGCTGTGCCGCCCGTTTTCCGTTTAAAATATTTTCCGCTCCACGCTCCCGGCAAAAAATCCGCTCTGCGCCTTCCCCGCCACCGTGGCGGCAAAGTACCGGATCTCGTCCATGGCGTGGTCGTGTGCTCCCCACCCGGCTCACGCCGGGCGGGGCCCCCGCTCCTTTAAAATCCTCGGGCGAAATGAATTCGCCCTGCGGAAATTCTCCGGGCCGCCGGCCCTCCGAATTTACGGCGCTTACCGCGCCGCCCCATCTGCGATGGGGCCCCAGAACACGCCCCCGCCATGGAACCGGCGTTGCTGTGCCGCCCGTTTTCCGTTTAAAATATTTTCCGCTCCACGCTCCCGGCAAAAAATCCGCTCTGCGCCTTCCCCGCCACCGTGGCGGCAAAGTACCGGATCTCGTCCATGGCGTGGTCGTGTTCTTTTCTCACCCGATCCTGTCCGTCTCCCCGCTCCTCCCACCGGTAGAGGGAAAACTCCCGAATGGCATCCTCGCATCCCCTGCAAATGACCAGCTTCCCTGTTTTCAGCAGCCGCGCGGTGAGCCGAATGCCGGACAGCACCTCGTTGTCCGCCTTCCGCACCCGCCATCCCCGGCGGCGCAGGGTCTCAATGAAGCTGGCCGCCGAGGGGTCGGCCACCACCGCCCGGATGTCCCTTCCCCCGGCCAGCTGGGCCAGGGCGTCGGCATATTCCTCGTCAGTCTTTTGCTTTCGTGCGGCCCGTGCGTCGTAGTAATACTCCGCCACCCGGTACCACACCCCATCCTTTCCGCCCCACAGCCCCATGGACGTGGGGTTGACGGTGCCGTAGTCGCAGGAGATGTACCACTCCTCCAGCCCTTCCGGGGTCTCCTGTATAAAGCTCTCGTCGAAGAAGTCGTACACCCGCCCCTCGGCGGCCACCCACTCCCCCAGCACGAACCGCCGGTAGAAGGTGCCCTCAAACAGGGTCTTGTACCGCTCCAGCACTTCTGGGGACAGCCCCGGGTTGTCCTCCATGGAAAATTGAAGGCGCAGGGCCTTTTTCTCCTCCGCCTTTAAAATCCACTCCCGGTAAAACCAGTGGGCAGGGGACTCCGGATTGCAGGAGAACCACAGCCGGCTCCCCGTCACCGAGCACCTTGCCACCGCCTGCTCCACAAAGGACTGGGGCATCAGGGCCACCTCGTCCAGCAGCACCCCCGCCAGGGTGATGCCCTGGATGAGGGCGGCGGAGCTCTCGTCCTTGCCGCCGAACAGATAGAAGGTGTTGCTCCGTCCCCCCAGCCTTACCTTTAAAGTATTCCGCCCGGCCCTCTGCTCGCAGCGGAAGCCCATCCCCTCCATCAGGGGGATCAGCTCCTCCAGCAGATTGCGCCGCACCGACAGGATGGTCTTGCCGCACAGGGCAAAGTTTTTCCGCTGGAAGGAGCGCATGGCCCAGCAGAAGAAGGACAGGCCGGTGCACAGGGTCTTTCCGCTGCGCACCGCTCCGTCACAGATGATGGCCTGCTTCCCATAGTCCGGGGAACCGGGCCGCCACCAGGTCAGTACCCGCCGCTGCTTCGGGGAAAACACCAT